AGACCCTACCCCAAAAGCTAGAGATACTCTACAGAGTGCTTTAGACAATACAGAGCTGTTAGTAGGACATAACATTAAGTTTGATTTGAAATGGCTACGAGCTTGTGGGTTTATCTATACAGGCAAAGTTTATGACACTATGATTGCTGAGTATATTATACATGGTGGAGAGAAGGTGCCTTTATCCTTAGCCAAGTGTTGTGAACGATATGCACTGTCTCCTAAGAAATCTGGTTTAATCGAAGAATATATGAAAAAAAATGTGTCGTTTGAGAGCATACCTTGGGATGTAGTCAAAGAATATGGTGAAGCTGATGTACAGGTAACAAAAGAATTGTATGATGCTCAGATAAGTAACATGCCTGACTCTCTTAAAGCTACAAATGAATTGATGAATGAGTTTTGTGATGTACTGTGTGATGTAGAGAACAATGGCTTACAAATTAGCTATGAAAATCTATCAGAGATTAAGACTACCTATACAAAAGAGGTAAAAGATTTAGAGAGGTACTTAAACACAGAGGTTAAAAGCCTGATGGGAGATACTCCTGTTAATCTAGACAGTCCAGAGGATAGGTCAAAGATTATATTCTCAAGGGCTGTGTTGAATAAGAAGCAGTGGGCTAGTCACTTTAACTTAGGTTATGAAGTTAGGGGTAATACTAGAAAGAAAAAACGATTACCTACTATGAGTACACAAGCTTTTCAACAAGGTATAGTTAGGTTAACAAAACCTTTATTTAAAACTGTCATGCAAAGGTGTTCGTCTTGTAATGGCATAGGGTACAAGCTTGCTTTAAAAAGAGATGGTACTGTAGGTAAACAAAAACGTATCTGTAAATCCTGTGATAAAAAAGGTGTTATCTATAGACCTACTAGAGACTTTGCTGGATTGGGTATGAACTCTAGAGGGCCAATTGATCTTACTGTACATGGTTTTAAAACAGATAGACCTACTCTAGAAGGTTTAGTAGTTACATCAAGACCAGAACAAAAGACTTTTATGGAAAGCTACATAAGATACAATGCAATTAAAACCTACCTCAAAACTTTTATTGAGGGTATAGAGAAAGGTTTAGATGATAGAAGTAGAATCCACCCACATTATATGCAATGTGTTACCTCTACAGGAAGGTTGTCCTCAAGGAATCCTAATTTCCAGAACATGCCTAGAGGAGGTACTTTCCCTGTACGTAAGGTAGTTGTGAGTAGATGGGAAGGTGGACACATACTTGAAGGAGATTATGCTCAGTTAGAATTTAGAGTTGCCGGTTTTCTAGCTAAGGATGATAAGGTGTATGAAGATGTCAGAAATGATGTTGATGTACATTCTTTTACAGCTTCTGTACTAGGAGTATCTAGACAAGAAGCAAAAGCAGATACCTTTAAACCTTTATATGGAGGTTTCTTAGGTACACCAAAACAGATGCAATACTACCGAGCATTTAAACAAAAGTACAAACAGATTGCAGAGTGGCATGAGACTTTACAGAATGATGCTATCTCTTTTAATCGTATTGTGCTTCCATCTGGTAGGTACTACAACTTTAAAAATGTGTTTAGGATGAGGTATGGAGGAGTTTCTAATGCTACAGCAATTAAAAACTATCCTGTACAAGGGTTTGCTACTGCTGACCTTCTTCCTATTGCCTTAATTAAATTAAAAAAGTTGTTGACAGATAGAAGAATGCAAAGTATAATCTGTAATACGGTTCACGATTCCATTGTAATAGACGTGCATCCAGACGAGCAGGACTTAGCTGTAGAGACAATGAAAGAAGCAATGTTTTCTCTGCCTGAAGAATGTAAGAAAAGATACAATGTAGATTATGATATGCCGATAGGAATCGAGATTAAAATAGGTAATAACTGGTTAGACATGAAGGAGATATATAAATCATGACTGAAATAACCACAATGAACACTTCTCTACCAGAGAACTTAGATAAGCTCTCTACAGAGGATATGATGAAACTAACTGGTCAATTGGATCATAACACTACCAAAGCAACTATAAGTAGACTGGCAATCAACCATGCTACTGAAGATTTCGATGGTAATGCTCTTCCAAGAGGCCATTTTAGTCTGACTACCCCCCCGGAAGGGCCTGTATATGGACAGAAAGCCACCATACGTGTTTTTATGCGTACTTATTCCTACTTTGTTTGGGATAATGAAGCCGGTGCTTTTTCTTGCCAAACTGTACAGGCTCCTTCTTTCAGTAATGACTTCTATGATACTGAAGGAGGATTAAAGTGTGGTAAATTAGACTATACTACTATGGAGGCATTACCAAAAGATAGTCCAGAGTGGGTTGTACAGAAGAGTATAAAGTGCAGTCAAAACCTCTACGGATTAGTGTCTTTTGATAGTGCTGTAAACAAAGATGGCAGTAAAGCTGTTGTCAAAGACGTTCCTTTTATATGGTATGCAAAAGGAGCAAACTTCTCACCGGTAGCAGACTGTTTAAAAGGCTTAAATAGACAGAAGCAACCGATGTGGCTAATGAACATTGGGCTATCTTCTGTTAAGAAGCAGAAGGGTGGAAATATATACTTCCATTCAGAGTTAACACCTCAAAAACCAGTGGCATGGGCAAAAGAAGATGATGCTACAATGAGAGGATTTATGGAGTCTGTCAAAGGGTATAATGAAAACATTATGAAAACGTATCATTCTGCCAGTAGAGACAAGATACAGTTTGACTCCGTAGTTAATGAATAACCTTATACTTCATAAGGTACAAGGGTTTCTAGATCGTGTTTCAAGAGAAGGGGCCGATCTAGACCCCAAACTTGTAAAAGAGTTTACAGAAGCTTGTACTAAATCTGTAGTACGTCAGTTCTCTAATAACAGAGGGGATTGGAGGCCTCGTATGTCCTCCCTAGGCAGACCTTTATGTCAACAAAAAATGGAAAGAGATGGAGCAGAAAAGAACTTTGAGTATAACTCTTTAGTTCGTTTTATGTTTGGAGACCTTGTTGAAGCTATTGCCATTTTGGTAATGAAATCGGCAGGTATAGATATAGAAGCAGAACAAGAATCTGTAAAGTTACAGCTTGGTAAAAACTCTGTTTCTGGTACACTAGATGTAGAGATAGATGGTAAGGTGTGGGATATTAAATCTGCAAGCCCTTATGCTTTTGAACAAAAGTTTGGAGACATGGGTGGTTATAAGAAAATAAAGCAAGATGATGTCTTTGGATACATATCTCAAGGATACCTGTACAGCAAGTCTAGAGATAAAGATTTTGGTGGATGGATTGTTATTAACAAAGCAAGTGGTGAGTGGGTGGTATGTGAAGCTCCTGAGCTACAAGAAGAAGATAAGAAAGAAGCTCTTGCTCTAGCAGAGAAAAACTTAAATGCTTTACTGAGTGGAGAAAAGTTTAAAAGATGTTTTACTGATGTAGAGGAAACATACAAAGATAAAGATAAGAATGTTAAAAAGACAGGCAATAGAGTTTTGTCAAGTATTTGTGGATTTTGTGACTTTAAAAGAACGTGTTGGCCTGATGCTATCATGCATAAAAAAGTAGGCTCCACAGCTCGTTTTCCAAAATCTGTCTGGTACAGCAAGCTTAAAAAAAGGGAGATATAATGCCTATCTATTTTCAAACTGATGTCAGCTTTTCAGATATTTATATGAATGATAATGTCTGGTATGCTTACCCAGATTCTGAAGATGGAAAAGGAGGTACAAATATTATAAGAGAGTTGAGGAATAACTTTTCTGCTATACCTATTAGGTCTTGTAAAAGTTTCTATGAAGGAGGCTTGTGGGATGATTTTGATTATGATAAAAAGATAGCTCTTCTCTCTTCTGATTTACATAAAATACAAAAGATTTTAAATAAAGGGGCACTTGTATGTTTCTACATGTCAGAGTGGACAGAACAGCTAGAGAAATTAAAGAAGAACTCTCCTAGAATATTTGAGTTTGCTGTAGAGCAGTCTGGAACTTTGTTTGATGCCTTTCCTCCAAAAGATATAAAATTAAGAAGATCAGAAGAATGAACTGTTGGCATTGTAATACAGAAGTAGTTTGGGGAGGAGATCATGATATGGAAGAAGAAGAGGAAGACTACTGTATGTCTACAAACCTGTCCTGTCCTAAATGTGGCTCATTCTACATGGTCTACTTACCAAAAGATAAGGAAAAGAATTGAATGAAACGAGCACATGGATACCGGTCTAATTTTGAATTAGATATAGCTAATCAATTAGCTAGAAACAAAGTACCTTTCTCTTATGAGAAAGATGTTTTTGCTTATATAAGACACAGTACATACACTCCTGACTTTTATTTAAAAGAACAAGATTTTTTTATAGAAGTAAAAGGTTTGTTTACATCCTCAGATAGAGGAAAGCACCTGCTGATTAAAAAACAACATCCTGATCTAGACTTACGGTTTTTGTTTATGAATGCTAATAACAAGCTGTACAAAGGATCAAAGACTACCTATGGAGGATGGTGTGATAGACATGATTATAAATGGTGTCAAGGGTTTATACCAAAGGATTGGTTAAAATGATAACAGGAGAAAATAAAACTAAGTTTGAGAGTTACAAAGACAACTTGCCAAAGGACTCTCTTTGTATAATAATGCAAGATACAGAGGATGGTATGATAGACCTTATGTCTTATGATACTACAGAAGAACATGGTGTAACTACAGCTTACACTTTGTTACGAGGTTTTATGGCTATGCTAGAAACACAGACTGAAAATATCATTACTCATGGGCAGTCTGCAATATTTAAAGATGTAGAAATTATAAAACCAGAAGTAAAAGAAAAGATGTACAGCAAGGATAACATAACTGTTTTGGATTTTAATAATGATAAGTAGTAATTCACAGAGAGAAACACACGAACAGTACATGGTTAGAATGAGAAAAGAGGATAAAAGAAACATGGAAATAAAAATGTTAAAAGGATCTAAAGCAACAAAAGTTCAAGTAGGAGGTAGTCATTATAAAGATTTTAAGATTATGCCTATTGAATATATTTCTAAAAATAATCTTGACTTCCTTGAAGGAAACATTGTAAAATATGTTTCTCGGCATAGAAATAAAAATGGTGCTGAGGACATAAAAAAAATTATACACTATGCAGAGTTAATATTAGAATTAGAATATGGAGAGAATTAGATGGCATCATTAATGGGAGGCAATTACTTACCAACAGAGTATCAGGCATTTATACATATGTCTCGTTACTCTAGATGGTTAGAGAATGAAAATAGAAGAGAGAATTGGGGAGAGACTGTAGAAAGACTTGTTTCCTTTTTTCGTAAGAATGTAGAGGGTGTTGATGAAAAGTCTTGGGAGGACATAGAAGAAGCTATACTATCTTTAGAGGTCATGCCTAGTATGAGAGCACTTATGACAGCCGGCAAAGCTTTAGAGAGAGAAAACATTGCAGGATACAACTGTTCATATGTACCGATAGACAGCCCAAGAGCTTTTGATGAGATACTATACATACTCATGAATGGCACAGGTGTAGGATTCTCTGTAGAGAGACAGTACGTTGATAAACTTCCTACTGTACCTGATGTAGAATTTGAAAAAACAGAAGATGTTATTGCTGTAGTTGATTCTAAAGAAGGTTGGGCAAAAGCTTTTAGAGATTTGGTATCTTACTTGTATACAGGAAGAGTTCCTAAGATTAATGTAT